GTGTCGAGGTGTCGAAGTTTTCCAAAAGGCTGACAAACTCTATATCATTTTCCAGAAAAACATCTTCAATCAGATAGAGCGTATCTTTCTGACTACGGCTTAATCGGTCTAGCTTATACACTAGAACCGTATCAAACAGCTTTCTCTTTGCATCTCTTATTAGCTGCTCAAGGGCAGGGCGTTCCGTGTTAGACCCAGAGAAACCGCCGTCAGTGTATATGTCATATATATTCCAGTCTTTTATCTCGCAGTAGCTTGTCAGCTTTGCTTTCTGCTCGTCGATAGAATAGCCCTCGTCAACTTGTGATGTGGTCGATACTCGGACATAGATAGCTACTTTATGCATTGTGTTTGTACCTCAATTCTGTTAAAATGGGTACAGAAAAGAACACATAACCTCAATTCATTTTTTTAGTGGTTATGGATTTTTTCTGTGGCGCTAGCTCTACACTCGAAGTTTGGCGACGGTGAGTGTAGGGCTTTTTTGTTTTATTTCAGATTTTGGACAGCGTAGTCAGCTTCTTCTTGTGTAAATTTGTCGAAATTTACCAATTGATCACGTATTGCGTCTGGAGACATAGCCACAGTATCTTGATATTGTTTCGCTTTTTCAACAGCTTGTTTGTTGTAATCAATACCAGAATTCTCTACAGCATAGTCAGCGGCCTCTTGAGAGTATTTATCAAAACTTACTAGTTGAGCACGCAATCCCTCTTTAGACATATAGACGGTGCTAGCGTACTGCTTAGCTTTAGTTACAGCTGTTTTGTACTCCTTAGGGACTTTGCTCTCACTTGACTGCTCAGTTTTAGCCTTTGACGTCGAGCTAGTTTGAGAAGACGTGCTTTTGGCTTGAGAACAAGCAGCAAGACTTACAATGGAAAGGCTTATTAAGCCTACAGACAATAATTTTTTCATAAAATTTCCTCCCAGCTTTTAATGTGGTTCAGTGATTGCACATATTTTTTAAATTTCCTTTAGTTTTAGATATTCGTCCTTTACAAACGTCTCATCACAAATAGTGGTGAGATTGTATTTTTCCATAAAGTGTAAGTAATTAAAATCGTCTAGATTTTCATTTTTCAGCAATTCATGGATCATATTCCTATTTGCTTGAACCTCAAACTTTTCCCGTAAACGCTCATAGTCTCTAGAATTATGCTCTAAGTGTCCTAATTCGTGCAGAATGACCTTTAAACGAGTGTCTCGGTCTAAATCCCCGTTGATGTAAACAACCCTGTTTATAGGGTCGATAAACCCGTTTCGTGACCACTCGTTTGAACTAAACTCACAGATAGAGACATTGAACTGCTCAAGCAATTCACTTTCAGTCATAGCACCTCACTTCTCTTTGCTGTTCATATATCCGGCAATAATGCCGCGAATTGCCCGCTTATCGTCCTCGGTAAGAGGTTTGCCGTCGAACATCATGGCGTTAGCTATGATTTCGTCGATATCGTGGGAGCTAGGTTGTTGTTCCTCGGTTGTTTCTGGACCATCTCCAAAAAGAATGTAATCTGTTGAAGTCCCTAAAGCTTGAGCTAATTTTACAATCTTTGTTCCCGTTGGAATGCTAGCACCGCTTTCCCACTTTGAAATAGTCGAATCAGATTTATAACCTAACATTTTTGCTAATTCAAGTTGACTAATGCCCTTGCTAGCTCTCAGACTTTCAATTCTGCTTCCTCTTTGCTTATTCAAATCCATATCTTTCTCCTTGCTGTTTATATTAATATTATATAGTAGACTTTCCTAATTTTCAAGTTGATTTATAAAAAACTTAAAAAAACTTGAAAAAAAATCAACAAAACTGTTGACATTGAATTTAATTCAAGTTATAATACGTTTGTAAGTTAGTTAGAGAGGAGGAACAAAATGACAAAAACAGTTCCAAAGATTACAATCAAAGAACTTCGAGCCCGTCATAATCTGACACAAGCCCAATTCGCTGAAAGCATTGGTACGACAGCTCAAACAGTTAGCGCTTGGGAGAAAAATGTGCTTTCTATTTCTCCTAAGAAAATGGTAACTATCTGTAATAAATACCACATTCGAGCATCCGATTTGTACGGTATTTGATATTTTTTACAGTAAAACTTGAATTTAATTCAAGTCAAGAATTAAGAAAGAGGTTACGCTAGATGAACGAAGTATCATTGTCTAACAACCTTTCTCAAATTGAATTAGAGATAACCCACCATAAGCAAATAGCTGGGCAATCAATCTGGGAAATAGGAAGACGGTTGAATCACGTTAAAGAAAACGACCTAGCACACGGGCAATTCGGAGAATGGCTCAACAAGGTTGGTATAAACCACCGTGAAGCAAATAGGATGATGAAAATCGTCAAAGAGCTTCCAAATTCGACCACTTGGTCTAATTTAGGAAACAGAGCTCTTTATCTGTTGGCTACACTCCCAGAGGAAGAAAAGCAAGAGCAAATCCAAAAGATTGAGCAAGGCGAGACACCAACAGCTAGAGAGTTAGAAGAAGTGAGAAAAAAACTCAAACTCAAAGACCAAGCACTAGAAGCGGTCAAAGGTGAGCTTGAGCGTGTCAAACAAACCAAGACAACCGAGAAAGTAATCGAAAAGGAAGTTATTCCAGACGATTACAAAGCTACGCAAGAGCTAAACAAACAGCTACTAGCAAAAAACAAAGAGCTTTCAGATAGCGAACAAGCGGCTAACGAGCGAGTGCAATTCATTGAATCACAACTCAAAGAGCTAATGAACCAACGTCAAGAGGTTGATGAAAAGTCAGCTAAATACGACGAATTGACAAGAGCCATTGAACAGTCGCAAGGGCAATTAGACAGTTACCAAAAGCAGGTATCTGCTTACCGTCACACCATCAACTTTTTGGAAAAAGGGAACAAATTCCTTGCCAACTTTGGCGGCGTAGCGTTTTTGGATATCAAACCAGCGTTAAACAATCCGAAAGTTAGAACTGAGCTCGAAACATTCTTAACTATGCTAAATAGTCTCAGCCGTAGCGTTTCGGAGACACTGGAACAAGACGACGTGATTGAAGGAGAAATCTTATGACGAACGACATTATTGGTCAAAGCAAAGACCACGCAAGACAAGTATCGCACCTAGCAGTTACTAGAAATATGCTAGATGCACTTGAAAACCATGAGGAACGTATCGCTAACCTAGAAGACAACATGAGAGTGAACGCTGCACAAGAAATAAAATTAACTAACCTTGTAAACAGCAAGATTGTTGGATTGTTAGAAGGCAAGAAAAGCAAGGCTTACCGCGATAATCATATTCGTGCTAAAGCGTATCATGTCATCAACAAAGAAATCATTAACCGTTTCGGTGTGAGACGCAAAGAAATCCCTGCTAAAGAATTTAAGAACGCCGTTATCTTTATCGAAAATTGGGGCTTGAATGACCAAGAGCTTAAAAACGAGATTTTCACTGCAAACCATCAAGGAAGTCTGTTTGAAGCGTAGTTAGAAGGCGAGTCACCTTGGCGACACTAGTGAGCTAGCGGGGCAACAATTCAGTTGAAACGTAAGCAATACCATTAGATGATTTGATTTTATAAGAACTCCTAAATATAAATATCAAAAAAGTCCTCGCTAGTTCTCTAGTGTCGTCAAGGCAATGAAAAAAGGCTGACCCCTGCCAGAGTCAGACCCTAAGATATTGAAATCAAGGTAATTATATCATGGAAAAACGAAAATGGGAACCAGTCATTATAAACATTATGGCGGACGGTTCCAGAGTTGATGATCTAACTAAGTACACGATACCAGCAGGGCATAGCTACTACGATATCGTGGCAAGCATTTACCAGAAAGGAGCATAGGTCATGGGATATGAAGTATATCCAACGAAACACCGACAGTAACTATACTCAAATGAATAACCACTCAGCCCAAAACGCTGAACTGAGTTTACAAGCTAAAGGCTTGTTATGGGTGCTAATGACCAACAAAGACGATTGGCGGCCTTACATTGAGGAACTTTCCAAGCGTTCAAAAAGCGGCAGAGATGCACACCGAACAGCCTTTAACGAATTGAAGAAAGCGGGATATATCCGTATCTATCGAAAGAGTTCGGGACGTGGTAAAGGGGTTCAGACCTATCCGCTTGTCCAAGACATACCGATTACAGATAGCTATTGGAATTATTGGGTTAGTCGGATTGAAAAAGAGTTATCAACAGAAGTTGTGGATAACTGAGTTACAACTTACTGACTTTACGTAAGTTGAAAAATTCAAAAGTTGAATTTTACGTAAGTTGAAAAATTCAAAAGTTGAAAAGTTCAAAAGTTGAAGAATCCGACACTAATAATAACTAAGTAATAATAATAACTAAGTAATAATAATATGGCGTTGTCACGCACTAACTAATAACAATATGGTGCTATCGCACACTAAGAAATAATAACTACTAACTGATAACAATACAGTAGTAGTTAGAATAATAAGAGAGGTAAAAAACATGAAAAAACTTATCAACTGGATTTGGTCAAACAAAAAACAAGAAACTGAAACTTACGTAGTCCCACAATGGGAATCTTACACAGCTAAGGCTAGACGTTACAACCTAGATCATGGGCTACCAGAAGACAGACTAGTGGGGTAACTCATGAAGCTATTAAAAAAAACTATTTTCCAAGAAAAAACCTAAAGAGCCAGAATACTTTTTCGAGGTGGTGGAGACACCAGAAGAAAAGAGCGAACGGCTCAAACAGAAATACAGCAAATAGAAACATCTTCAATCCGTAGCCACGGCTCACCGTGGAGTGTAACTTATACCCATAATTCCCCAAAATTATACTAAATTACTTTTTTTCCTAATATTCCCATTTTACAGTCTAATAAAACATTGAAACATGACACGGTGGGCGTTGGGTGCGGGTTGAAGCACTAAAAAAAGCACAGGTAAGGGCCTGTGCAAGAAATAACATCTATAAGGAGTATACCATGAAAACACTCAACACTCAAACAGTAGCTAAACCAGGATTCACAAAAAGCAAAGCATTCGGACTTTGCGGCACGCTCGCGCTTGCCACAGCTCTATTGATTGGAGCTGGTCAAGTATCAGCGGACGAAACAACACAACCAGTAGCGGACACACAACCAGCGGTAGCTAACGTATACACGGCAGATAATGCCGGCAACGTTACGGTGACACCGTCTGAAACAGTGGCAGCAGCGCCAGCAACAACTACAGAAGTAGCTCAACCAGTCGAAGCGGCACCTACTAGCGTTGTCAAAAATGGTGACACAATCACTGTCAACAATCCAGAAGTTGACGTGACATTCCCTAATGGCACTGGCAAATACTCACCATTCGAAGTCGAGTACAAAGATATTGAGTTTCCGGATAGCATGGCTATCAACGAAGGGGACAAAGTTGTCACTGAGCTGCCTAAAGAGATTGGGCTTCAAACTAGCTTTGGTTTCGACGTCTATAACAACGAGAATGTTGTAGGTAAAGCAAACGCTGACGCTCAAGCTCGTAAGATCACTACGACATTCAACGACTATTTCACTAGTCACCCGCTCAACAAGAAGATGAGCTTGAAGTTTGATGCTAAGTGGACAGACGTAGTGACACCGGGGAAACCAGTGACAGTCAATTTTGACGGTACTGTTAAGACGTTCACAATCGGTGAAGAAGGGCCGCTTCCAACAGACGAACTCTTGTCTAAGTGGGGTAGCCAAAACAAAAATGACCCACAAATTATTAACTGGACACTACGCCTTAACACTGCTCGTAAGGTTTTGAATAACGCTGTCCTTTCTGACACTTGGTCTGATAACCAAGAATTTGTAGAAGGCTCACAAAATATTTATTTCGTAGAGGACCCTATCAAGTGGGAAGGTATCGACCACTCAGCCAAAGATTACTTGGAATCTTGGAACGTCCGAGCAGACGGGTTCGATGCTAAGTTCAAGGAATTTAACCGCATTATGTACATTGACTATCAAACACGTTTGAAGTCAGCGGTTAAAGATAGCACAAATCCAACCAACAAGGCTACCTTGACAGCGGACGATAGCAGCTCAAAATCAAGCTCTAAAGTTCAATTAGTCGGCGGACGTGGGGATGCGTCTGGTGAGAACAAGCCAGAGCCTACGTTTGAAATTCCACACGACGCCCCTAAAGTTGACATCCCAGAATTTGAAGGCGGGGTAGTTCCTAATGATCCACCAGTCGTTGAAATTCCAGAATGGAACGGTGGTACAGTGCCAAATGAAGCACCGGTGCATGACAAGCCAGAATTCCAAGGCGGTATTCCGGGGATTCCAGAAGTTCGTGAGCTCCCACCATTTGAAGGTGGAGTGATTCCGAATGATGCGCCTATCCTAGACTTGCCAGAGTTGGAAATCCCAGAAGAACCAACTAAACCAACACCAGAAAAACCTAGCACGCCAGAAAAAAAACCTAAAACGAGGGTAGAGCGTGCTAATAACAAAGTGGCACAATCTACCACAGTATCTTATAAGCTCGATTCCGAGCCAAAAGAGGTGGCAAATACGACGGTTTACGGTGGTGTTCTACCAAACACTGGCGAGAAAGAGGGCATCATGTCAACTCTTGGTCTAGTAGTAATCGCAGCAGGCATCACAACTTTGGGATTGAGCTTCAAGAAATATAACGAGGGCGAATAATGAGTATTAAATATATCAAACAATCAACTGTTAATAGAGCGCTACGTTTACACTTGAGATGGTTGAGAAACGAGAGACACGGCAAACGACTGACTGTTGGGTTAGCGATTTCATTGAAAATCAATTGGTCAAAAATCAACCTAAGCTCTGCGGACCTACGCTATGCGAACCTAAGCTCTGCGAACCTACGCTATGCGAACCTAAGCTCTGCGAACCT